AGTGGTCGTCCATACCCCCTACTATGACTGGGACGGACGCAAGTACCTGGAGGTCCTGATTGATGGTCACGTGACCCGCCTCAAGGTTCCCTTCAGGTACGGCCGGGTCATGTGCCTGTGTGAAGGCCTGAAGACTGTTCAAGAGCTCCAAAAGGGTGATCAAATTGAAATTGAAATTGAAAGGAAGCCATGGGATGGCGTGGACCACCTTATACTTAAGAGTGTTACCGACTCTTAGGGTAAGAGGTGAATGAATTCACTGACGGGAACCTCCGGTTCCCTGTTGACCCGAAACGGCTACTTGTGTCCTGAAGACTCGGCTGAAATAAAGCGGGACCTCACTGTTAGGCCACAGACGAATGCTCTTGGGTCTTCCGGGCCCGGGTTCGGCCCTTCCTTCAAGGTCTTCAGGGTTGTCAAAGGAGGCGCGACTCCGTCTCTGGTCGTTCCCCGCTATTATGGCCTCGGGAGGTTCGGGCCGCCCACCAGGGACGCACGCCCTGATCACGCTCGGGCTCCTGGGATTGTTTTCACTGGACGCCTACGAGACGCGACGCGACAAAACGAAGCCTTTGCAGCTGGAACTAAAGCCTTTGAAGAAACGGGAGGGGGGGTTCTGTCCCTTCCATGCGGTTTTGGGAAAACGACCTGTGCCCTGGCTCTTTCGGCACACCTGAAGGTTCGAACCATGATCGTCGTGCACAAGGAGTTCCTCGCGAACCAGTGGGTCGAGAAGATCAAGGAGTTTTGCCCGGGTGCAACCATAGGCCGCGTCCAAGGGGACGTGTTCGATGTGGAGAAGGATTTCGTCATCGCTATGATCCAAACAATGTGTATGAGAGAATTTGATAAGAAGGCTTTCGACTCTATAGGGCTCCTGGTGGTTGACGAGGCGCATCACATAGGCGCACCAGCCTTTTCACAGTTCATGTTTAAGGTGTGTCCAAAGTTCACTCTCGGACTTACTGCGACGCCAGAACGCAAAGACGGGCTTACGCGGCTCCTGTATTGGTTCCTTGGTCCCGAGTTCTTCAAGGTTGAGCGGGTCAATCAGGGGACGACAAAGGTCCAGACGCTGAATTACACGGATGAAGCCTTCCAAGAGGCCCCACCCGTAACGCGCTTTGGTCAGCTTAACATGGCCGGTATGATCAATATCGTCACTGAACTCGAGGCTCGGAACGACCTCATCGTTCAGACGGCTGAAGACGCCCTCGCCACTGGGCGGCGCGTACTGATACTTAGCGACCGGCGTGAACATTGCTTTTACTTACAAAATAGGCTCGGCTCTAAGGCGAAACTCTATGTGGGTGGTATGAAGGAGGCGGACCTAGAAGAGTCCGCCAAGAGCCCCATCGTGGTTGCGACGTTCCAGTTGGCTCACGAGGGCCTGGACATACCCGCATTGGACACGGTCATCTTGGCCACACCGAAGAGCGACATCAAGCAATCTATAGGGCGTATTATGCGGGAAACCAAGGGCAAAGTGAATGATCCACTTATTTTCGACATTGCCGATAGTTGGTCCGTATTTTTCGCCATGTATCGCAAACGCTTGAAGGTTTATAAGGAAGGGGGCTTTGAACTCAGTTCCGACGGAACTGATGGCGGCGCGAGTCGCGAAGTGGTTCCCGAGGTTTTCGGGAAAGGCAAGTGTCTATTTTGACCTCATCGCATCTGTGAGACCTAATAGGAAAACACCCAATACGAACCCGAGTGCGATGTAGTTGCACTCGGTGTTGTCTGAGACTGGAATCTGACTAACTACTTTTGGCGGTCGCACTGGGCTTTCATTTTCATCGAATGGCGCAAAGGCCACCGCCATTAATTATAGTTTAGAAGTTTTTTGGCCACGGTGCCAGTACTTTAAAACCGAGCTCCTACGGAGCTCTTTCTTCAAAGGCTCACTTCCTTCTTCTTCGGGCGCCCCTTGCCCTTCTTCACTGAAACCTCGCGCGTGTCGGGATCGCCAGCGTCGATGCTCACAATGTCGGACACGTCATCGGCGTCATCTTGACGCCCGGGCCGGCTCATCTGGGGCTGTGGAGGGCCCATCATTCCCATCAGGGACCCAAAGTCCATGCCTGGGCCGCGCATCTCACGACGCAGACCACCGGCGGGAGGCTCACCAGCTGCGGGCCCCGCCCCACCGGGCTGCGCTCTCTGCACGGCATCCACCATATTCTGCATCAGACCTGGGTTCTGCTTCATCACCTGAGTCACGTTGGGAACCGCCGCCTTGAACATGCTATTCGTCAGGTGGAACATCATCGCAGAGCCGCCGACCATCATAATGAGTTTCACCTCTGGCGCCACCTGTACCTTCGTCTTGTACTTGTTGTATAGCTCCTCAAATACGCCGTCATAGTCCTCGACGTTCTCCATAGTGTTCTGGGACCATCCGTTCAGTTCAATGTCGAATGGATCGAACTTGTCGTTCAGAAACTCCAGGCCGGTCACACAAGCCACCAGCATACGACGCTGGAACTTGATGGAACGCTCGACCTCAATTGAATAGGTCATGCGCTTGTACTCCGTGCGAATCTCATCGATGTCGCTGTAAATGGTCAGACGGGCGCTCGACTGAATGCCCTTCTTGTTCAGCCGAGTAATCTTGTTCAGCAGATCAGCCTTCTCATCCTCGATGGTCTTGTAACCGTCAGAAGGCATCTGGTCACCGCCACCGGGACCAAAACCATTTGGTCCCTGCTGACCGCCCTCCTGCCCAAAGCCTTCGCCTTCGTCCTCCTCACCATCGTCATACTCCTCATGCATTGGCGGAGGAGGTGCGGTACGCTTACCGGGATTCATGAACATGTCGAGACCCGCATCCTCCTGTCCCTGTGGCTCCGCTGGCCCAGGCGCCCTCTTTGTGAATGGACTGGGACGAGCAGGCTTGGGACGCAGAGGAACCGTCTTCTTGGTCGGAACCTGTATAGAGATTTCGTCCAGAAGCTTGGACTCGTCGTCGTCAAGACTCATAGGGTTATCAAAGGTAACGTCCATCTCTGGAATCTTTAAAGAAAGGAACTTGCAATCTTTAACGCACCAAAAAAATATTAACCAATTATAAATGGCTTTCAAAATTGGCAAGGTTCTGACTCAGGCTGTGATCATCGGTCTGCTCGTGGCGATCCTGGTTATGCTCGTCCAGGGCCGCGGCTCGTCGTACGAGGCCGCCCCTCTGGTGACTGTGGCCGGTGCCCAGGCATCCGTCGCTCCGTCGTCTCTGACGGAGATCCCCTCGTCTCTGGAGTGCACCCCAGGCCCATCCGAGAAGGCGGCGTACTACACGCGCGGCCTGACCCCAGGTGGCCTGTGCGGTGACGGCGAGTCTATCCGCTCCCAGATCCGTGACTTTTCCATCGAGGGTGGCATCGGCGGCTCCCTGCTGGAGCGGACCTGAAGACCGAGTCGTCTCGAGGTCCGTAGGACCTCTCGTCTCGTGATCCCCGGCGGTCCCGACGGGATACCTTCGGTTTCCCGACTCGGTTTTTAATCTAAATCTAAATTAAATGTGCGACACGGAAGTGTACACTGTTCGTGTTGATTCAGTTTACGCCAGCTCCAATACCAGCTTCGTAAGCTACATCAACATTCCTTTGAGAAATGTGATAAAGGCCGAGCTCCTTTCATGCAGTTTCCATGGTAACGCCACGTCCATCCCAACCAGCGCCATGTATGTTCACGTAGCAGAACTGACGTCAAAGTTTCTGGACCGTGGAAACCTCAGCTACGATTCCCAGGTGGCTGGTGAGATTTCTACAGAAGGCACGGCCCCCTACCTGACAATTTCAAACACGAATATGTTAGCCACCTCAATGGTGTGCATCCCTTTGTCGGACGGTATCCCCGACCATCGCACTATTTTCACGAGCGGCAATTACTTTCCCGTCGAGGTGTCCTATATAGATCCTATCCGTCAGATTGAAAAGTTGACTGTGAATCTGTACGCCTCAAGTGGAGGTCAGCCAACCATAGATCTCGGCCCGACGTTCCTGACCTTCCGGTTCACGTGCTCAAAGCCAAACGTGTGCCAGTACGGTGGACAAATTGTCTAGGTCCATCTTAGTAAATGACGGAGTACATAGTTTACGTAGACTCTAACAATCGTAACCAGACCCTATGGCCTGATTCGAATAACTATACGCTCCACTTGACCACCCCAATCTTGAACATCACAGAGGTCGAGTTGGTTTCAGCTCAGCTCCCAGACTTGGCGGCGTCCCAGTTCGTGACGCTCGACATTGCAGAGCTCCGGACGCCCAGTCACCTCACAGCCTCGGCGCTCGTCACCTCAGTACCTACAGCAAACGCATTCAACGGCTCGTTCGCCACCATTCCCATCAAAATTACGGGCACTGCCGAATTTTATAACGCCAATTACCGCATAAGCACCAAGTACCCCGCACGCATCGATAAACTCGACCGCTTGACCGTCTCGTGGCGTCAGCCCAATAGCGGCACTTTGCTTGTTTCTGGACGTAATATGTTTCTTCTAAAATTCAAGACTATCCAAGTCCCAGATGATCCAGAACGTCCAGAGAGCCTCCCTTCTCCCGTAGCATGGGACAACGGTGACAGAACCAAAATACTCATAGTTGGTGGAGTGGCTCTCGTAGGTCTTTTGATAATAATCTCCGTAAAAAACAGATAGACGATGTGTGACAGCATCGCTAATGGGGGGCCCCGAGCGGCGGCTATTCCGCCATGCCCTCCAGCGAACGTCATCATCGCCTCAAACGTCCTAGACACAACTGGAAACGTCATCGCTGGTAACATTATCGCCGTTGACGGAACCTTTACAGGAAACTTGTACGTGGCTGGTAATATTGTTTCAAATATCAGTTATTCAGTCCTCAATGTCACCGGTGCTATAAACGCGTCGAGTTTTTGGGGGTACGCCTATTATGGAAACGGTAGCGGCCTCTCGAACATAAACGCCTCGAATATCAATGGAACAATTTCAAACACGAATTTGCCCCCGAGTGGCGTCGTCGCTGGTACGTACGGCTCGAGTGCCAACGTGTCCCAGGTTACCGTGGACCAGTACGGTCTCGTGACGTCCGCGTCCAATATCGGTATCCTGTCGTCTCAGTGGTCGACCGTCGCCGGGAACGTCGCGTACCAGAACGGCGTGTCTGTAGGTACCCTGAACGCGCCACCCGTCGGGTCAAACCTCTACGTCCTCGGGTCGGCTAACGTGACCGATACCCTAAACGTTTCAACTTTACATGTGAATTCAGCGATCGTTTTCGGGTCAGCCACCCTAAACGTTTTTGGAATTTCAAACCTAAATTCAGTCTGGGCCAGTCTTTACACTGGAAATGGCTCTGGAATTTCAAATCTAAATTCCTCGAACCTGGTCGGTAACGTTGCGAGCGCCAACACGGCCCTTGTGGTTACCCAGCCGGCCCAGCCCAACATCACGAGTTTAGGTGTCCTAAACTCCCTCAACGTTCAGGGACTGTTGGTAGCCTCCAACGGTTCTGCAATTTCAAACCTAAATTCCTCTAACCTGGTTGGTAACGTAGCAAGTGCTAATGTGGCCCTGGTGGTCTCTCAGCCGTCCCAACCCAACATCACGTCTGTGGGAACCCTAACAGGCCTCGTAATCCAAGGATTACTCGTTGCCTCCAACGGTTCTGCAATTTCAAACCTAAATTCTTCAAACCTGGTGGGCAATGTTGCACAGGCCAATGTGGCCATGGTCGTCTCCCAACCGGCCCAGCCCAACATAACGTCCGTCGGTACCCTGACCTCCCTGACCGTCTCGGGGGTTCTTCAGGCGGGCCTGCTCGCAGGGAATGGTTCTGCAATTTCAAACCTAAATTCAAGTAATTTAGTTGGGAACGTTGCAAACGCAAATGTCGCCATGGTCGTCTCCCAGCCTTCTCAACCCAACATAACCTCCGTCGGTACCCTGACCGGTCTTGTGGTCTCTGGAATTTTGAACTCAAATTTGTTTTCAGGGAATGGTTCTGCAATTTCAAACCTAAATTCAAGTAACTTGGTTGGCAACGTTGCTTCGGCCAATGTGGCCCTAGTAGTCTCCCAACCGGCCCAACCCAACATCACCTCCGTCGGTACCCTGACCTCCCTGACCGTCTCGGGGTCTGTGACCGGTGGGACGTTTTATGGCTCGGGTGCAGGTCTCACAAACATACCCATAAGCAATCTCTCAGGGACCGTCAACTATGCAAATACCGCGGGTTCGGTCGTCAACCCGGCCCAACCCAACATAACGAGCGTGGGCGCCCTCACGACCCTGACCGTCATCGGCTCTCTTATAGCCGGTACAATTTCAGGAGACGGCCAGGGCCTCTATGCAATCCCTCCCGCCGCCATAAACGGAACGGTCGCCACGGCCAATTCGGTCGTCCGATCGGCACAACCCAACATCACCAGTGTTGGAACCTTGACAGGTTTGTCTGTGAATGGACTCTTGGTGGCATCAAATGGTTCTGGAATTTCCAACCTAAATGCCTCTAACCTGGAGTTCGGGACCCTGAGTACCGGCGTGTTCCCCACGAGCGGCGTGACATCTGGAATGTACGGTTCGGGTGCCAACGTCTCACAGGTCACCGTCGACCAGTACGGCCGCGTCACAAACGCCAGTAATGTAC